CTCTTGCGAACCCATTTCTTGACCATAGCGGGCCGCAGCTTTCATGGAGGGGCCAGAAATTTGCCCACCTCGAATGGCGGCCTGACGATCCAATTGTTTTTGCCCCTCGGACAGCCGAAACGCATAACCAGGGTCAGCTTGATAATCGGCCATCGTAAAGCCGCGCACCAATTCACCACCTTGCCCAATGCCCGACAAATAGCCGGGGAGTGCGTTGACGCCTGCTTGATAAAAGGGTTGTTGTCGAGCAACGCCTTCCTCGTACATTCGACGCTGAAGATCAATCTGCGATTGAGCACCCGCGTTTGCAGCGTTTGCGGCACCTTGGGCGGCTTTGTTTGTGGAATAACCCTGCGCCAACGAACTGCCAATTGATGCGTAGGGTTGAAGGGTTTTTAAACTGTTCATGATTGAACCTGAATATGTACCGGCACCCGCAGCACCCGCGCCGCCAGCAGCGCCGCCGCCACCCGACAATGTGCCAGCGGCCAAGGCTTCACCAGCACCAACTGCCGCACCGGGCGTTGCGGATGCAAGGTACGCAATTGGGTCTGCACTGGCGCTTGCTGCTGCAAGTTGGGCTTCGGTAAAAGTTGTGCCCGCAGCACCGGAGCCAGAGCCAAACATATTGGCAATACCTTCAGTCCCGCCAAGAGCTTCTAAGCCGTAATAACCTGCAATCATGGGAAGGAGTACGTTGTATTCCTTAATAAACCCGCCACCGCCTGGGTCCATGCCTAAAACATCATCGGCAATCTTGTCACCCAGCACATCTCGGGCTACGTTGTATATGCCGCCGCCGCCTGGGTCAAGGCCAAGAATATCATCAAAAATTTTACTGAAAAAGCCCATGCTATTCCCCTTAGGTCACTTCGCGGCCAGAGACCCGCATGTTGATGGCGGTAGCGGTTCCAGCGATTGTACTGATAAAGTCGCCGGAGTTCAAAACCTGCCCGACCAACTCGGGAAACGTGTAGACCTCGGACGGCTGAAGCGTCTTGGTCTTGGTGATCAGGTTGCTGTTGCCAGCGGAGCCTGCATTCCCCACCAAGTTGACCGAGATCGTGGCAGCACTGGCGCTGTAATTGGTCGCAGTGAACTTGTCGATGATCGTGGTCACACCGTTGGCGGTGTACTGGGTTGTCTGGCTGTTCGCAACATCTTTCGATGGCACAAGGTTTTTGACGGTGACGGTCATTGGATACCCCCAATATTGTTTGAAACTGTGAGAATGATAGACGGTATGCCGGGGACAGGTGCAGCCGCAGGCACGGAAAGAAGTTCAACACTCAGGCTGGTCGTTGAAAACATCATCTCAACGTAGTCGCCAGCGTTGAGGTCAAAAAAGTAGTTCAGTGACGAAAATATCTCAGCGTCATTGCCCTGAATCCTGATCTGGCTGGCGCTGTCGGGCACGTCTGTGCCGTTGAGTCGAAACCAGAAGTAGAACTCGGCTGTGCCGCCTGTAGTCTTGTCCAACTGAAACGAGGTGTCAAAGTTGTAGATGCCCGGTGTGTCCACGTACACCCTTGATGTCGGGGTGCCAAGATACACACCTCGACTCAAGTCCGTAGTGTTGAACGTAATCGCCTTGGCCGTGTTGATCGTTGTTGCAGTCTGGGTTGTGGTGTCGTAGAACGAGCCGTACCGCGAACGCTCAAACTCACGAGGTGGCGGGGTCACTTGAAGACCCTCAATCTGTTTCTGCAACTCGGCTGTCAGTTCAGTGCAAGGGCTTTCGATCTGCTTTTGCAACCCCTCGATTTGCTTTTGCAATTCAGCGGTCAGTTCGACGCAAGGACACTCAATCTGTTTTTGCAACCCGTCGATCTGTTTTTGCATCTCGGCCATTTGCGACACCAGATCGCTAGGGCTTGGTTGCGTCTGCACTTCCTGCGTCAGCGTCTGAAGCAGTGCGTCATAGCTGGCGATCAGCGACTCAGCACTGGGGCCGACAACTGGATCGTCAACAACGGCGTTTGCCACGTTGTTCAGCGACAAGAAGAACAAGTACCACGCCCTGTTAATCAACCCTGTGGCAGGGTCAACCAGCGGCACCCGTGGGGGTGTGATGATGGGGTTAAGCATTGGTCGGACTCAGCATCAGTTCAGCGCCCATGATGGCAATCTTCACGGGGTCGGTGCCCGACACCTCGTAGACTCGATCACGCAGCTTCAGGGTCATGCCCAGTCTGCGCCAGATGGCACGGCGATAGTACTCGCCGATCTTGCCGATGCTGACCCAGTGCTCGTTGGACCATGTGTGCCCACCATCGTCGGACCAGCGCAGCATGACCTGTGGGTCGCTGCCTTGCGTGATGACTGTTTGCTGTTCCGCAATAAGTTTGTCACCACCCTCGGTGACTAAATAATCACCTTCTTGAGTTTGCAAATAAATTGTTTCAGCAATCATGCTGCCGTTCAAGCCAGTGCCCGACTCGCAGTCAAGCTGAAGGCTGTGCTGTGCGGTGCGCTTCAGATTGTTCTGGCCGGTGGGCAGTGCTCTCCACGAGCGCAGCCACTTTTGGATCTGCCCGTTGTCCGAGTAGTCCTCAAGGTCGAACGAATAGATGTTGCCGTTTTGGAAGTCGCCCACAACGATCTTGTTGTTGAACGACATCTGACAGTTGCTGCGGTGGCGGGTAAAGTCGCCATTGGCAAACCCTGCCCTTTCGTGCCATACCTGGGTGGCAGCATCGTACACCCATGTGGTGTTGGCCGTGGGAAAGATCAGCACGTAGAAGTTGTGGCCGTCTTGCTGGTAGGTGTAGGCAACGGCGTCTGTCAGGTCAGAATACTGCTGGATATGCCACTCAACAGCATGGGTCGAGATGCGCTGGCCTGCGTAGCCATTGGCCCGGTAGACGATGCCCTGACCACGGCGGTCACGGCCAAGCCAAAACAGGCTGTTGTCCATCTTGGCGATGGAGTAGGGGGCAGCGCAGCCCAACTCGTTGAACGCGCCAGGGATGCGCTCAAGAGGGAAGTCCAGCGCAGCGGTGTCAGACCAGACCTCAATCGAGTTGGTTCCAAAGGCCCATACTTCGCGGAAGTTGGCAACCACGGCCACCAAGCCGTCAGGGGAGGCTGCGGTTTGCTGGAACTCCAGCGGGTCAATGGACGTGCCGTCCAGAAAAGCCGTGACCCACATCTTCTGGCTGTTCGGTTCGTTGAACACGAAGTAGCCGTCCAAATAGGCCACGGTCACCGCGCCGGGAAAGTCTGGGTCAGTGATTGGGCCAAATGCGTTTGTGGTGGCGTTGTAGATAAAGCTGGGGCCGTTGCAGGCGATGAACAACTGGGTGCCGTTGTCCGACATGCTGACAGGGCCAGTGTTGCTGACGTTGCCGATCAGCGTGGCAGCGTAGGCGTTGTCGATCTTGAACAACTGGGTGCCCGACACCACGAAGCCTGTGCCATCGTTTGACGAGAACGCCCACAGGCCACGGATCGGGCCTGTGCCGATGGTGTTGAGCAGGTTGAGGCCGGGAGCGCGGTTCAGGAACGCAGGTTCTTTGCCAGCCTCGGGCACGATCTCGGGGAACAGGTTGACCATGCGGGCATCCGCAGCGTTGATGCTGCGGGCCACATAAGATGAACCGAGGATGGGCGTCTTCATCAGTAGTTTCCAGCGTAGATGTTGAAACGCTGACGATTGGACACCAATGCGTAAGGCATGGACATCACATCGTATGGGTTGTTGATGCGCTTGAGGTTGCGCTTGCTGGTCATGGCGATGCGCTGCACCTGCGGGCTTGGCTCCACGCCAAACTCAGGTGCAATCTCCATCGCCAAGTTGTAGGCAAAGGCCCGCATGTAACCTGGGGGAAAGAACAACTCGGTTGCCAGTGTGGCAGGCTCCGTCAACTCTTGCACCGAGATGAAGTGCCACTCCAGCAATTGCGTGGGCCGGGGGTAAATGTACATCTCCACGTTGGGGAACGTGTTGTTGATGAAGATCACCTGCGGGAAGGTCGATGTCGAGGTCTTGACAGCGATGCCGTTGTACTGGTCTTGGT